GACGGCCTCTACTCAGAGCTCTTGTAAAGGTAAGTTTGGGGCATCCCCAATTTGCCTCATAACAATCATTAATCATAAAGTGCAGACAGCACTATAAAAACTTTAAAATCGTTATGAATACAACTATTCAATTGGAAGTGCTCAGGTAGGTAAAATCACTTTTACTTAGAAAAGGTTTGCCTTACAAGAATGGCCAAAGAGCTAAGGACAAGAAGACTTATAATCAGTATCGCTACAACGGTACAGTTTTCAATGTTGAGAGTGATAATAAGTTTTGTCAGCTTTTTGATAGTGAAGAGCTCTATTCTGTTGAGTTCATCACAGGTCAAAGAGAGGTTAAAGAGGTTGACTCTGAGGGTGCTGAAATCACTCGCACTGTTGACACTCTGAATTTGACAACTGTCAATCTGTTAATCAGGCAGAAAAGCTTGCAGGTAGTGAGGTGAGAATCAAAAAGATTTACAAATCTTTAGAAGGCAGCTCCTGTAACTGATGAATTGCTTGAAAATGTTGGCAAAGGGTGCAGCTGTAAATGCTTAATATCCACAGGAAAGAATGTGTTCGTGTAATGCGGACACATTCTCTTCATTCTGTGATATATGGGTGGGGAATAATGAATTAGTCCGAAGGGAGGGAATTAATTGAAGAAATTCGTTCCATTTTCCTTCATAACTCATTGATTATCTGTTAGTTAGAGAGTGGGTGTGTCCTCCTTCATTGCATTTAGCCATCAAATAGCAATTCATCAATTTATTCTTCTATTGATATACATATAGCATTAATTCACCAAAAAACACATTCAATGCACAAAAGAACAAGGATATGTAATCGTAGAAGTTTTCTATTAGGGGTTTCTATAATTGCAAATTCTTATGGGTTTAAGACTATCTGGTTCATTGCATACGTTTTTAAAGCAGTGTGTTCCTTCTGCTAAGTTTAGGAATAGGAACTGGTCATGTGAGAGTTGCTCAACTGTTAAAAGAAGTTGAGAGTGCTTTTCTTTACTAGCAGGTGTTAAGGCTAGTGCGTTCTGTGGATGAAATGTACTTTTAGTTCTAGTGTTGTGAGTCAGCTAGAATTCATTGGGTAAATAGGGTTAGTTATGACGTTAATACGGTTCAAGGGCTGGAAGACATACATTCCTTAAATGAAATCCTTGCATAACAATATAACATATTTATGGTAAATGATATATCTACAGGGGTCACCATTTATCTCTGGTTTAGGAGAGCTAAACTACCAATTTTATGAACCTCACATATACTCAACGTATCATCATCTCTACTACTCTTCAAGATGTATTAGAAGAAGCTCACCAGTCTTTTAAGCAAAGACTCAAAGACAAAGCTGTATCCTGTGACTCTATGGAGCAGGTTAACAACTACAACACCTTTGCCACTGCTTACTTTAGTAGGCTTAGAGATAAAGCTCCTGGTAGTGTTGATCTTATAGAGTACACACACACTGTAACTAATTTTGGTGAACTGGGCCTGTAATGGGGTCTGGTTCTCACCACTATTTCTTTTCACCAAAATGGCTGTATACAGCTAAACACATTGTTATGGTAAAAGAGATTGAAATAACATTAGAGCAACAGAATGAATTGCTTAATGTAAATATGACATCTTTAGAGAAGCATCATTAGCTCAATCTATTAGGGATACCAATAAATGGTGGGTTGAGAACTTTCTTCCTAATTGTGTCATACAAAGAGTGGACAGAATATCACCTTTAATCTATAGAGTAAGTTATCATAGAAGATTGGTTGATGATTGTTCATATACCATTTTTGATGGCACACCAGATTGGATGAGAATGTTATAAGGGCCTGTAACAGGGTTTTTTAAGATACGTTCTGCCTAACATGCAGATAGTCCAGTCCTGGATGATGAGAAATAGAGTTGTTCTCTATTGGATCACGTAGAGTGTATAGGGATGAACACTCAGGCAAGTCAGCCTGCACCTCGCCAAGTCTAATGACTATTCCTAACTCTAACTTGTGTTCTTTTTGGACCAAGCTCTGGAGGACAGCCATGACACCTGCAAGTTGGATAAATTAGGGTGTTACGTAATGCACCATTCTCACGTGGATATAAAGACTTCTTATTACTAAGAGTATTATTTTGCTCTTTTGCCTAACTATAGGATGATAAGATGTGAAACCACCTGATTATATGTAAAACCAACAAGTGTATGTTAACAGTTTACTGGTTAGCTTAAACTCAATAGGAATGTAATCAGCTCCCAAAGAGTGAGCAGTTGTAATAGTCTAATTAGAGCATGCATACATCCCTCGTCTTTATGATAGAGCAGGTATGAGTTACAACTGAGTTGGAGAGGGGAAAATGTGTTGTTCCCTTGAGAAAGGAATGAAAGAGTAACAAATAAATCGTTAACAACACAGAGGACTTCTCATCCTCATTTTTTTAAAATATTTTCCCTAATGCACACATGCATTCTTATGGGTTGATCAACAACAAATTACTAGACAACGGGTAAATCGCTCAGCCCGTGTATTAGGCGATAAGGATAGTAAGTTAGTCAACCCATAAGAATGTAAAAGGTTGTAATAGTATGAGAGTGTAAAACCACATGCTAAAGATGCAGTAGTATTATTACAACCTGTGTGCAGAGGGAGTATTTTTTAATTAATTGATAATCAATCGTTTATGAAAATTACACGCACAAGCCAGCTATCTGGTAAAACACACACTCTAGATATAGACATATCAGAAGAACAGTTGACAAGAGTGGAAAATAGAAGAAGCTCTGGAGAGCTTATACAAAACATTATTCCTCATATTCCAAAAGTAAGAGAGGGAGTTTCTGATGTCTGGAATAACACAAGAAGAATGGAATTCTGTCTTTCCAATAGAGGATGATGATGAATAAAACTGATTTTTTCACCATAAACCAAATAAAATGCATCCACACACAACACTTGTGGTAGTATTTGGTATGATTATCACCCTTGCTCAGGCTTGGGGAGATGATGCCAGATAAATTCTACACACATTTAGCATTTTAACAAGAGTCTCTACAACTCTTGTTTTTCTTTTTTTCATTCACAAAACACACACATTATGAAAAGTTTTAAAAGAATTACCTCTTGAAATACAGAGGCTTATGTTGCATAGACAATATGAGCAGACAGGAGTCAAAGATGAAAAAGTTTTTATTTATAAAACTGATAGTACTAAATCCGAAGGTGGCTTTTCTTGGGGTGATGCAATGGAAGGATTTGATTTTTGGCATAAAATTATAGATCTGAAAAAAACTGATGTATTCTTTGAGAAATACTCAAAGGTTGACTATCCAAAGGGTATGCCTGAAGATATAAAAATTAAGTGTATAGACAGAAGGATAGAACAGGGATTTTCCAAAAGATAATACTACATACATTTGGAGAGATTTAATTGGAAGACAGTAATTCTCCAGAAGGAAATAAATTTTGGTCTAATGTGTTTCTTGGAATCTATCCAGAATCTTCTGAAAAATCTAGTTCTTATGGTGGAGATATAAAAGATTTCCCTGTTGAGATAGTGGAAAGAATGCTAGAATGTCAAGAATTACAACATGGAAAAAGAAAATGTTGAGATATTTGAAAAGAGATGCAAGCTGGTGCTTCCGACCTGGGACAACACCCAGAAAGACATACTTTTTGGAATGATGTAGTACGTAATAAAAAGTTTCATATATTTTTCGATTATTATTTCACAATTAAAAACACAAAAAAATGAAGAAGGAAGAGAACAGACACAAGTAAAGAAGTATTCATCCCTGACTGGAGATGAGTCAAGAACAGAAAGACAAGCAGGAACTACAGTTCAAGGTGGAAGAATCAGAGCAGCAATTAGCAGCGGACATCTTAGCTACAAAAAGGTCATTGGCAAAAGCAAACAAAGAGCTGTTACAAGCTAAATCTGCTTATCCATTTGATAGCAAAAAAATCATTAATGCTCAATTGGAAGTGGAAGGCTTAGAAGATGGCTTATCCAGATTGGTTAATCTTCAACAAGAACTGTTCTAAAAAATTAGTGGTTTTGGTGAAGGAGAAGCAGATATTAATTCTGCTCTCCTTGCCATACATATTACATTAAAACACACAAAACATGAAAAATTTACTTTTGCTGATCTTATCAGCGTTTCTCATTGTTCGTAATCTGATTTACCCTGTTTTTCTATGCTTTTACAGCAATGAAATTAGACGGGGTTCAGAATAACGGTGTTGTCTCTTGTTACAGGCATGGGCTTGCTTCAAGGGGTGTTGTTCATTTATTTCTATTTTTTGAGTAAAAAGGAAGAATGGAGAAAAACATTAGATAATGGGCTAAGAGCAGGTATAGGAGATATGGTGGACAAAAGCATCATTGATGATATGTGTTCATATATTAAAACATATGGAAGTATGTCAGTTTAAATGCTGATGTCGTACAATCTCACATATGAGAAATGGAACAATGTGGCATATGCTTACATTCATCCTTGTGAAGCCATGAGAAAACCACAAAACAATTTAATTTAATTCAAGAGGCCTTTATTAGAGCCTATGTTTAACATATTGGTGTTTTGGTGAAGGGAGTGGGAGATTTCCTGCTCCTTTGCCATTACATATTACATTTTTCTCTTATTTATTAAATAAACATATGGACAAAGAGTTAGGACACTAAGGAAATGAAGCAAAATGCACTCCACCAGTTTATAAAGGGGAAATTGAAGGATTTCCACATCAAGTGGTTATCAAAATGCTTCATTATCAAAAAGAACAAGGTAATACTGAAGATGTTTCTGTATTTGAACATGAGAGAGGAACTGGAGAGATGCAAGGGAGGATTTGATTGGAATGAAACAACAGAAGGTCATAGTTTTTGGAGATGTGATTGAACAAGAGAAGTTCAGAAGAATGGAAGAAACTTACAGTCATAATCTTGTAGGATTTCCTTCTGAAATTATAGAAATGATATTAGTACGTCAATATGAACAAGAACGGTAAGTTTGACATTTCAACACTTCAACATAACTTATCAAATGCTTTTGTATGGGAAGGCTCCCAGAAGGACATGACTTTTGGAGTGATATAATTTATCTTAAAAAATTCACTGTATTCTATGAGCGTTATCCAAAAGAAGCAACTATTAATGTCAGCACTCCTTCAGAGAAATACTAGCTTTAAATGGATATTACATTGTTGATAAGGGATTGTATGCTATTACAAAGCGTAATATTGAGAAAGGTGAATACGTTGTTATTAGGCCTGACAGGTGTGGGTAAGACAGAATTGGTTAGCAATATTGCTGCTCAATTGGGACTACCTCTCACAATATTTGATATATGGTAGCAATGACTGACCCAATTATGTCACTTATTGGTAATCACACTATTCATATGAAAGATGGTGTCACTACCTCAAACATTCATCAAATCACGCTTTTCACAGGGATAACAAACCAGGTATTATATTGTTAGATGAGCTTTCGAATAGCAAATTTGACAGCTACCTGTTGTTCCCATGCCTCGATTTCTGTAGAGAATTACCTATGGAATATGCATTTGATGGTAACTAGCCAATTAGAGTGCATCCAGAGTGTGTATTCTTCGCTACAGCCAATTTGGGTGGTCAGTATACAGGTGCTCTATAAAGCTTGACAGAGCATTAATTGACAGGTTTATGTGTATTGAAATTGATCCATTGTCTACACAACAGACAAAAAGAGCAATTCAATTATATTGCCCATTCCTTACAGCAGAACAAGTGTCAGAGATGGTGCAGAGTGTATGATAATATTAATATTGAGCATGATAAATTTAAATATTTCATTCAGTTTATCCATCAGACACTTAAAGATGATTGCTGATATGGTGAAAGATGGTTTCACTATGTATGATGCATACATCACTCTTTGTAAGGGTATTGGTGGTTCTGAAGGCAAAAAGGCTATTGAGCCAATTTTGAAAACAAATAATTCTATATGGCAAAGAAATTAGCATCTTCCCATTTTAACTGGGAAGATGCTTTTTACGGTGGATTCAAAGAATAATGGATCACCCTAGAATATCTATTCCAGAAGGTATCACTTACACGTATAATAAAGTAGAAGGAAGTTTTTATTTTTCTGATTTGCTCTGTGAAATATTTTTAGCAAAGGTGGTTTCTTCTAAGATTGGACATAAGCTTATTAAAATTTCTGATATTGAAGACGGAGATGAACTTAATTTTAATCTTTTTAGTAAAAGGACTCAGTTTGTGAGTGTATTAACTTGTTAAAAAAGGATTTGAGATTGGGTAATTTGTTTGAACATTATGAAGAATTTTACAAAAATGTAACATTTCGAATTAATGTTAGTAGAGGAAGTTGTTCATCATCCTCAGAGGAAGGTGATTATTCTAATGATGACATAGTGTACCGTGCTCTTGAAAAAAATTACCAAAGTAAAAGAAGCTAAAAATAGATGGGAGAATATTTACCTAGTTCAGCTGTAACTGATGAAGATTTAAAAAAATCTACAAATTTTATTGATTTTGTATCTTCAGGTAGAAAATGGGCCCTAATTCAGACCAAGTTACCACTTGCAGCCAGTATTGTTAGACTCTTAGACATTTCTTTCTGACCCACAATCTGACAAGATAGAAAATCTTAGATGTGGTAAAACGAGTGGTCATAAGATTGCTGAGATTCCTGCTGGTAATTCACACATCTATCATAGAGTGGAGGAAGAGGATGTTAATTACAAAACCTTTCTCTGATTTGTTATTTGACGTGATGAGAGTGGTAGTATGGGAAAGGCTAAGAACCAACAATCTGGAGCATATTACCAAAACAATCTTGTTAAATGTCTTTATTTAGCTTTTGAGCAAATATTGCCTTCTAATAAGATTTACATTTTTGGCCATAGTGGTGGTAAGTCTCCTGAAATCAGAACATATAACGACAAATATGTTAATTTTTATGACACTATTTTGAATCAGGAAGATGTATCATTTCATGAAAATTATGATGGGCCTGTTATAGAATCTATTTATGAGTAAATTAGAAATGAAACTTCTGATAACATCATATTTATTTCTATTTCTGATGGTGAGCCTTCTGGAAGGAATTATGGTGGTAAATCTGCTATTAATGGATTGAAGCGTATTATTGAAAAATGCAAACGTGATGGTTTTGTTACAATGGGTGTAGGTGTGAGTGGTTATGACGGTGTGAAAGAAATATACTCTTACAACACTGTTGCAAAAATAATGCAGAAATCATTAAGAATGTTCCAAGGCTCATTAATACATTGGTGAAAAACGAATTTAAATAACCAAAAGGGGAAATTAATTCCCCCTTTTACAAAAAACACACAATGAAATATCTATTCAAAATTATTTTTCTCACATTAATTTCTATTTTAATTGCAATTGCAGAGTTTATTAGAGGACTTTGGCTTGCTGATTTTCATGAATTTATTAATTTCACAAGACTGTATAAGTCTAATGTAAAAAACAATTGGTTTGTATTCAGGAAAAGAATGTTGCATTATTATAAGAAGTATGTATTCATTTATTACTAAATTTAATTAGATGAAAAAAACTTTATTAACAATTCTTGTTATTGCCCTATCTATAGCTTCATATGGACAGAGTTATACACTTTCTGCATATTATTCCAGCTCTAAATCTATAGGAGCAGAACTAATCAAGCATAAGAAAGGAAATGTGTATGGAATAGGTATTTCCACATTCCTATTAAATGGTGCAGAAGGAGCAGATTATACCGAGTTTATCAATCCAGGAACAGCATATGAGGTGGTAAACGCAAAGCATGGTAGCTCATATGCCATCCTAGGGATAGAAAAGAATAGGTTTTACTTTGCTAGTAAGGTAGGATTTGGAGTTCGTAAAAACTACTATAACGGAGAAACAAATGGTATGTTATGGTATGTTATAAGAGATGGAGGCACTTATCTATTATGTGGAGCACATTGGGATATAGAATCAAAAAATAACGCTATCCATTGTATGGGACAATATCAATGTTCTATCCTTCGGAATAGGAATCAACTTCAAAGAAAGATCAATTAAATAACAAAAAAAAAACACACACAAAATGGAATTAACTTTCAAACACGCAGAAGAATCAATTTATGGATGCCTAATATTTCTGAACAAAGAGCAAAAGAAATCATGGCTTACATGACTTACAGCATTGTAAAGCAAATGATATATCAGAATGAATTATTTGATGAAATTGATGATTGTCCTATTAATTTAAGGACAAAAAGTGGTGTTATTGAAGAATTCACTGGTAATTTAAGCAATGCAAATGAATTAGCATATGCAATGTTTAAATATGGTGATATTGAATCAAAGATGAAAGAAAGCTATCGTATGACAATGCTATACATAATGTCTTGTATTGCATTAGCAAAAAATGCAACGTTGATGAAGAGAAATTTGTAGAAAAATTTTGTTCACTTACAAATGATTCAATATGAGCGTAGAAATCAAAAAAGAAAAGGATGAATTTAGTCCTCCAGAGCCAATACAAGTTAATGGTGACAAAAAACTATGGATAATTGATGGTTATCGTGTATGGGCAAAGACCTATGCAGAGGCTGTTCAATTAGCCATAATGATTGATGGATTCTAAAACCACACATATGAAAACAATTACACTCACACCAACAGAGTTTATTAAATTTAAAGCTCTGGCAAACAGAATTTCCCTATTCTTTTGATTATTACATATCAAAAGGATGGGTGATAATTGATGCTGATGCACACCAGCTCAATGAAATAGGATATTAGTGTTGTGTGTGTCCCAAAACAGCCCTACTGATATTTTTTGTAGGGCTGTTTTATTTTCTTAATTTTGTATAAACAAAGTAACATGGCACAAAAAACATACAGATTTGTAAAAGAAAACTCAATACAGGGAGATTTTTATTTTACGCAAGAAATAAATGAAATAGGTGATATTTTGTTTATACCAAATTCTGGTAGTATTGATGAAGAAAAGGCAAGAACCATATACAATAGAATTATTCAAAAAGGAACTACCTTAGAAAGAACCATATTGGAAACAAATACCATAACTTATCCGAGCAAAAATAAATAAAAATAAAAAAAATAATAAACCCTGAACGGAGATATATACGATATTGAAACCGATACATGGAATTTAAATAAAACAAACATGGCACAACAAACAGCAGTAGAATGGCTTGTTGATGAATTAACAAAATATGGCTATTTAGTAGCACCAGCTTTGGCTCATGCAATTATAGATGAAACGATTAAAAAAGCAAAAGAACTGGAAAAGAAGCAGATAATGAATGCATATATAACAAGTGATGATTTACCATTGGATACAGAATTGTATAAAAAATTAAGTAAAGCAGATGCCGAACGATGCTACAACGAAACCTTTAAACAAAAAATATAAATTATGAAAAAAATACTATTAGGAATAGGGTTGATTAGTTTAATAGCTTGTCAAAAACGAGGTCAAATCTATGAACAACCGAAAGACTTTATCGTAATACATGGTAAGACATATAAGTTAATGTAAGTAGTTCCTGCGGATGGCGAACACCCTATTTGGATAATGTACCCAAAAGATAGTAGCGATGCAATGCCTGCTATAATCAACTATGATGTGCGAGAAGGTAAGACTTTATCTAATCAATCAGTTATTAAAGTAAATTAAAAATTAAGGGGTATATAGTCAGGGTGGCGGAAATGGTAGACGCAATGGTGTGTTAACTGAGGGATATCTCCTAAACCGAACCCTATTAATAGGGCTAACCGTCGGAGGGTTTTTTACAGGTTCGAATCCTGTTCCTGGCACGAAATAAATAATAATTTATGACGCAAGAAGAAAAAGAACAACAGGCAAAATACGACCCTAACTTTTGGGGAATGGTACTGAAACCTCTCAAAGAGAGAAAGAGTTGTATGAAGCAAGATATGATGAGCTAATAGCATCTAATAAGGTGAAACATTCAGGTCTTGTAGAAGGTACATCTGAATACGAAGAAGCCTATAAAGATTGGGTTACTAAGTATTGGAGGCTTAATAAATTACAGGAAAAAGATGACAATATTCATGGAGCTGAAGGATGTGCACAACTCATAATTTACTTGTTAGTCATTGGATTTGTTTTCTATTGGATTATTAAAGGATTATTTAGCATTAAATATTGGTAAAAAACAAACAAACATATGAAAAATTTATTCTATTTATTATTGGTGATATTATTTACAAGCTGTACAGCTCAAAGATGTCCTACAACAGATAAGAGGTATTTCTTTAAAGAGGTGCCTAAATCAAAATCATTGTATTCTGGCTATTCCAGAAAAAGATATAATTCTTCTTGGACTTATGGTAAATATAAGCCCTTGAAAATCAAATATTAGTGTGGTGTGTGTGTACAATCATCCTCCTGAGGAATAATGTTCTTCAGGAGGATTTTTAATTTTAATCTCATGAAACAACAAATATTAACTATATTAGCTAAGCATTTGAAGAAAAGAGAAGATTTGGAGAAAAAACAAATGTCTTCTTTATTCAGTTTATGTTAACATTCTTACAAAACACGTTAAAAATGAATTACACTCAAGAGGAGTTACAAGAAAAGATAATTAGTGCTACATGCATCTATTTCAATATATCAAGAGATAGATTGTTTTCTACCAGAAGATTTAGAGAAATAACAAAGCCTAGAAGCATTTGTCAATATTTATTACTAACAGAAGCAGATATGACATTAGCTGCTGTAGGTAGATTGATGAATAAAAAAGAGCACACAAGCGTTATTCACAACAGAAACGCTGTGAGAGATCAACTGTCTCTAAAGCACACCAATGAATATCAAACACATATTAACAACATAATGAAACTTGTATGACAATACTTAAAATTGCACTATTGGCTATATTCATCTTTGGTATATGTATATTAATAGATGGAACAAAATACGATAACAATCATAAAGAAGACAAATGAAAACATTATTTTAGAAGTTTAAGATGGCTGAAGATACTGAATAGTCCATTCAAACCATTTAAGGTTAATTTTTATGCTGGTAAAACACAAATAGGTGTTCCTTATTTCCTCCCCAGAAAATGGGTCAAATTTAATAAAGAAGACTGTTTAAAAGCAGCCACTAAAGATAGTCAAAACATACATCATATTCATTATGGTATAGATCCTAATGCATTCGATATACAAATATAGAGGATGGACTAAACCAGTTCCATTATCTATAGGATTTAGTTATTGTGGCTTAGGATGGAAAACAAAATACGATGATTTTAGATATGAATGGGTTCCTATATTATCATTTGTATTCTTTGGTTATCAATTGGCATTAATTATTGGTTTTAGAAATAGTAAGGCAATTAGTGCTTATTGGGAATCATGGCTCTATTATGAATATAGAACTGATAAAACTAAATCTAAACGTAAAGAATCAGAGCAATGTAAAAAGGAAGCTCCACAGACATGGACTTCATATAAGCATAATGAAGAACCAGTAACAACAGATTATTACAATATTATTCTTAAATCAAAGTATTTATGAAAGAACTAATAAACGACATACAAGAACATTATTGTTCATTTGAGGTGAGTACGCTGTTAAAGGAGAAAGGGTTTAAAGTTATGTGTGAGATGTTTTATACAAAACCGAGAAGTAAAATGTTTGGAATTGATGAACATGGAAGATATTACCCAATAATTAATAAATCAAAATGTTTATATATTTCAGGACAAGCATCGGCTTTGATTAAAAATATAATTTATGCTCCAACTCATTCAATGGCTATCGAATGGATAAGAGTGAATTTTGGTATATGCATTCCGAGATATACCTCTCGTAGGTAGTTGTAAAGGATTTTATGGTGCAGTATATACTCCAGACTCTCTCGATGTTTTTACAGTTGGAGATAGAATGCTTCTGACACCCACAAGAAGCAACAGAAGCAGCTCTGCTATACACCTTACAAAACCTAATACCGTGACAAACATACCAGTAGAACTTATACCAGTTCTTGTATATGTAGTGAGTTGTTTTTTAATGTGGGTTTTCTCAAGATTTAAACGTGATGTAGAAAATCCATTAGAATACTGTAATAATACACTCTCTATGATATTTTTATTTATAGCAGCAGGCTCTGTGCTATTTTCCTTATTCTATTACCCAATATTATTAATAATTTGGCTGTTAAAACAAAAACAATGAAACAATTTAATAAAGAATAAAGGCAATAAAATATTTTAAACAAAACTATATGAAATACATTTTTAGAGGACACACTGTATTTGAATATAAGCCAGATGCTAAATGTGACAAAGTTGTTCAAGGTTATGTTCATGGAACTATTCCTGCTTTTGATTATTGTAATATGATTCCAGAAGATTACAAACTACTATCTCAATTTTTTGATACTGTTTACAGACATATCAATGGAGAGAATGTAGAATTAACAGATATTAAAGTGGATTAAAAATAAATCATTATGAATAAAAAATTAAAAGCAGCTGTAATAACAATATGGATTTTAGTTGGTTGTGTTATTATAGCAATGTTTCCAATAATGGGGTTGATTGGTGTTCTTATAGCATTTATTGTAGGTCTTTATTTTGCCATATTAAACTATTTAGAATGAAAATACAACTAAAAGACTATTCACTTATTAGTAATGAAGAACTTAAATTTATACTAGGGCAAGATTATTCAATTTATGTAGATAAAGTAATGATTATACCAGTCAAAAAATCTTGCTGATGCTTCCTATGAAGCAGGTAAATTAGACAGAGAGCTAAGTAATTCATTTGACAATCCTAAGGGTAGATTTTTAAACTCAGAAATAGAAATTAACAATTAAAAACAAAACACATGAAACAAAATGAGTATCAACAAAAAGCAGAAAAAGTTGCTTTAAAAGAAATTGAATTTATTAAGTCTAATTTTGATATTAGTGAAGCAGCACTATCTTTAATTAAACTGTCTCTCATGTCAACTTATTGTAAAGGTGCTGTAGATGGAATTGTAGAAGTACAAAATGTTACAAACAATCAATCTGTATATTAATTATGGAAGAAACACTTCTATCTGTAGAGCTCGTGTTAAAGAGTTACATGCCTCTACAGCTTGAGAAAGGAATGTTATTTCTTTCCAAGTTTAAACAAGACACAAGATTTGAAACATCTGAGCTATGGGAGCTAAGAGAATCCAAAGATTCCAGTTGAAGAGTTCATTGTAGCAAATGGTGCTCCATTGGAATTAATGTTAATTGATGAAGATGAAAACATTGTAGCTACCCATGAGCAAATAGGATGGTGGGATGAAGGAGAAGACACAGATGAATACAGGGACATTACACTAGATGATATTAACATGATTCTTAATGAAAACGATGGAATGGTAAACGTTCTAGCGTATTATGATGATGAAGAAGGTGAATTCTCTCCCTCCATATTATTAAATAAAGTGATATTAACAGATTTACAAGAAGAAGAAGACTAAAAAACAAACAATTAACCATTAAAAACAAACAATCATGAAAAAAGCAAATTTAAAAGTAACAAATGCAAAAGATTTCTACAAAAAAGCATTAATGTCAATGAAATGGATTAGTGAAAAATCAAAAGACTCTTTAAGTTATCTTGCAGGTATCAATCGTCCAATCTATCCAGCACAAGTGACAAAATTAGCAGCTTCATTAAACAAAATGGGAATTATTAGACCAATTGTTGTTGCTGAAATTGAATTCATTACAGGTAAAAAGACTAAATACATCATTGATGGTCAGCATTTATTTAATGCTCTTCTTAGACTGGGATTTGATATTCCTTATGTAACCATTCAAATTAAGGATAAACAAGAATTAGTGGAAACAATAGCATTATTAAATGCTTCTTCTAAAACTTGGTCTTTAGTTGATTATATTACAGCATGGGCATCTTTAAAAGAAGATTATGTAAAGCTTAACCATTATTTTCAAGTGTATGACCTAGATATGGGAGTTGTAGCTTCTGTTCTTTGTAATTTAGGAAGTGATGGTGGTAACACTGCAAAAAAGATTAAAGATGGTACATTTACAATTGTAAATGAGAAAGAGAATGTAAGAATTCTCTGACCATCTTACAGATGTATTAAATGTTATTCCAAGAATGAATAGACTAGAAAACAGATATGTATGTAGAGAATACATTAAGTTTGTTAAAAGTTGTGCAAAATATGATCACGTAAAGTTTATTCAAAATCTTAAGAAAAACAAAGATTTGTTCAGTTTGGTTACTCAAGAAGAAGGAAAGCTTAATGAGCTGTTTAACAAGTTAGTATAAATTAAAAAAATACACACATGCCAAAAACACTAGTATATCGCTCCTCTTGGAGCAAAAACAAGCCTCTCAGTTATTCGGATGATTCGGCTGATGGGGCAGTTAATAAATTTGTAGATAAATTATTCAAAATAAGAACAAAAAGAGTTGTTATAAAGAATAATAAATATTATTATTGCCCTTCGGAAGAATACACAAATATGTTCTAAAATTTAAACAAAAAAACAAATGGAAAAGTCAAAATTAGTTATCGAATGTGATGGAGAAAATGTAAAAGCTAAAATCAAAGGTAGTCCTGCTGTTCTATCTGCAGCAATAGCTACATGTATGGTTAGTCCTGATGGAGAAAACATGTTCCATGTTATTGTTAATGCTACAGAAGTGGCATTACATCGTAAAATGGAAGAAAGAAAGAAAAGAAAAAAGAAAAAGTAATGAAAAAAGTGATTATTTACGACATTGAGACACTAAAGGAATATTTCCTTATAGTAGCATTCATTCCTGGGGAAAAGCCTAGAGAATTTAAGGTGAATATTCACCAGAATGATTTAGAGATAGTTTTATCACCTTCACAGAAGAATATAAAGACTACTACTGGGTAGGATATAATAACTTACGCTTTGATTCTCAAGTGATTGAGTGGGTGTTACGTAATAATCACTTTTGGCATGAACTATTCTGCTTTAGAGATATGCAGTAGGATACACCAGAAAGCTCAGGATGTAATTCATGATGCAAATTATGAGTTGCTTCCTGAGTATAGTGAAGCTTCTCTGTCTCTAAAGCAGATTGATTTATTTAGGATTTGGCATTTCGACAATAAACACCGCAGAATTTCTCTTAAAAGGCTAGAGTTTGAAATGGATTTAGAGAACATAGAAGAAATGCCTATAAATCACAACAAGGAAGAGATGACAGATGAAGAACTTCGTCTTACAACAGAATATTGTATTAATGATGTGGAAGCCACTTATCAGTTCTATTTAGTCACCATAGGTGAAACAGAGCATCCCCTGTATAAAGGAGATAATAAAATTGAGCTCAGAGAAGATATAGAAACTGAATTTGGCATTTCCTGCATTAATTATTCAGATAGTAAGATTGGGGATGAAATCATCAAGAAATACTATTGTGAGGAGAAGAAAATAACATACAAAGACCTTCCTAAGAAAGGATATTTCAGAAAAAATGTATATGTAAAGTAACTGTATTGCTGATTATGTTGGCTTTAAGACAAAAGAAATGGTCAGCTTTCTCAATAGGATAAAGAAAATGTCCTTAGGAATGAATGATGATTTCAAGGGAAGCGTTGTTCTATTTGGTAATACATATACGTTTGCTAAGGGTGGTTTACATTCAGAAAATGCTCCAAAGGTATTTGAAGCTAACGATGAGTATGAAATCATTGATTGGGATGTTTCGTTAACAATATGGCGAAACTAAAATTCCTTAAATTGACGGGAACCTCCTTAGAACTTAATCTACCAAACTATAGTAGAAATACATATAGTGGCTGAAGTAACTACTCAGGTATGCGTAAAAAGATTGAGATTGGACAATCCGCAGCCAAGGATCTATAGTGAAATAGATCAAGGTTCAAGAGACTAAACAGGGAACATTTAACAATTAATTAACACAAGTGTCTTGGTTCTATCCATCTAACTGCATACATTTGTAGCATGAAATTGAATAGAAAAGAACATTTGAACCGAACTGGAATTTACTGTATAAGAAACAAAGTAAACAATAAAGTTTACATAGGAAAAGCTAAGTGTATTTATAGGAGAATTCGTCAACATATTAATCTTTTAAATAAGAAAAGCAAAGACGAAAATGAACATTTTATAAATGCTTGGCATAAATATGGAAGAAATAACTTTGAATATTTTGTTTTAGAATATACAGATATTGAACAGTTAAAAGAACGAGAGTTATATTGGCAGAAAGTCTATAAATGTACTGATAGAAATAAAGGATATAATTTCAGAGAGGAATCAGAAACAGGATGTATAGTTTCTTTAGAAACTAGAAAAAGCTAAGTGAAGCTCAGATTAAAAGATTTAAAGATCCAAAAGAAAGACAAAAAGTAAGTCACACTTATTGGAAAGATAATCCTGATGCAACGAAAACTATGGCAGAAAAAGTTTCAAAAGCTACTACTGTATATTATATTGATCAGTATACCAAAGATGGAGAATTTGTAAGAAGATGGGATTCTGTAAATGAAATTACAAAAACAAATCCTTCTTATACAATGGCAGCAGATATATTCAGTTTGTTCAGGTTACAAACCATCAATGTATGGGTTTGTTTGGAAAAAGGTTGTTAAATGATGATATAGTCCAGCTATAATTGAAAGATTATAGGTTAAGCATACTATCCAGCTATTATTATTAACAATGGACGCTATACCTCAAGCATTTGGGTAAGGAGTTTCTTGTTGGTTATAGAAAAATGTTTGATAAGAGATTGGATCTCAAGCCTTTAGCTAAAACTGATAAGAAAATTAAGGGAATTGTAGGTGCTCTAAAGCTCGCTGTTAATAGTGTGTATGGAAAGCTCCTATATGCTGTCCTGGATTATGATATAGACTTAATAATGTTCACCACCATCACAGGGTAACTTAGCTTGATGATGCTCATTGAGGAATATGAGATGAGAGGAATCAATGTAATAAGTGCTAATACAGATGGTATCACTGTTAGAATTAAGAAATCTAGTTTAGAAGCTATGAAAACTATAAATGAGTGGTGGATGAACCTAACAGGATATGAGCTTGAGAGAACAGACTATCAAAAAATCATATTTTCCACAGTAAATGACTATATTGCAATTAAAACAAATGGAGAAGTTAAAAAGAAAGGAGATTTTGTTACGGATTTTGAGCTTTATAAAATAAGTCAGGTAGAATTATCCCAAATGGCTCTGAACAATATTTTCTTAATAATATATCTGTTGAGCATACTATTAGGAATCATTCTAACATCTATGACTTTTGCTTGAGGCAAAAAGCCAGTAAAGATTTTCATTATGAGGGGTATAGTTCGTAAAGAGTAAATATTAGCATAGAACAACTCTCCAAACTATTAAGAAAGATTGGAAACAGACTGAGCCTTGGTGGGATAATAAAACATATTGGATCAAAGAAGGTATAGAAACCAATGATCACTTTGGTGGATACACCTATGAACAAATGTGTGAAATTATCAAAAAAGATTATTCTTTTGAAAATTCTAAAAAGAAGGTGTACAATAATCTGTTATTACGTTTCTACAACAGGAGAAAAGCTTTAAAGGTTAAAAATGTCACTAGTGATAGCACTGCTCCTGATATAGCACAAGTGGAAGCTGGTGATTGGGTGTGCACGGTGTGCAACTATTTACCAAAAACCACTGATGTATCTACAGCAGGAATCAATTATGACTATTACATAACCAAGGCTGAAAACATGATACATAAGATTAATTATGGAGGTAAAAGCGTAAAGTAGAAATCAATCCCAACCAACTTAGTCTATTTTAAAATATCAGACCACGGAAAGAAAATAACTAGAGAAAACATTGCTGAGCATTTAGTTAGGTATCAACTGGGAAATGATCTGGTAGAACATTCGAAGAAGCTCGAAAGAACACCAGAATGGTATTCAGATTGGTAATATGACTCCTGAGCAAAGAGATAAGTTCAGAGGATATGCCATTCCCTTAATAAAGAAAGTGTTTAGAATGAATAAGAAGAAAGCTGAGCAAACATTTGCTTGGTTTGATTTATGTTACGGATTAAAAACTTAAATATGACTGATATTTCTTTAGATTATGAAAGAGAACATCTCAAAAATGACTTATTTTTTCAGGCTGATCAATGGGGAGAAGAACAACAATTAATCAGAGAAGAAAGACTTCCTGCAAACAATTAGCGTAGTAAAAAAAACAGAAGAAAATGATGAACATCACCACTTGGCATTTCGAGGAGATAGTGAAGAAGGTGCTACTCACTGGACCACATATTCCTTCTTAATGCAATAGACAAACAAATTGATATTTCTTCTATATGAAAAAGAGAGTTTAAAAAAGTTGATGCTTTGTTTCGTTCATTAGTCAGAAAAGGGCTCCTTACTGAAGACTGGTGACAGAAATCACTACACTTGGTAGGGAGCTTCTTGTTTTTGTTGCCACCACAACAACCACCAAGAAAGATTGAAAAGAAAAAGCCTTCCAGCTCAGATTTTGAACTTTGGTGGAAAGCCTATCCAGGAACAGACACTTTTACACATAAGGGAAAGAAGTTTGTTGGTTGCAGAACTTTAAGACAGAATAAAGACGAATGTAGACTGAAATTTTGATAAAATCCTCTTAAGAAGGAGAATATACAGCTCAGGAACTAGTAGCTTCTTTAGAATATGATGTGCTCCAGAAGAAAGAATCTTCTCTAAAGAACAGCACTAATAAGCTCACATATATGCAGAATAGCTTAACATATTTAAATCAAAGAAGCTTTGAACCATTTATTGAATTAATAAAAGAGGGCAATAAGGTGGAAGAAACACATGTTGCTTCAGGGAGCACCTGATATATGACATTAAGAAGAAATAAAAATGATATATCTGTAAGTAGTAGAATAAAAAGTATTACAGATGAAGAAAAACTTAAAATTATTGATTTTATAATTGAGTACAGTTTTAAAGATAAACATGAAATATATACAAACGGAACAATATTAGTTCCTTTATTTAGAGTATTAGATGCTATATTGCAAAAGGAGAACAATATAATTCGGCATGACACCATTACCACCAATAGAAAGCAAAAGAATTAGTGTATAAATGCAGAACCAATATTAGAATGGCTGAAAAATATGGTTATTATTTATCAGAAGTTGAAATCTATATAGCTAAAAAATTTGCGTTATTAGCAGTAGATGAGATATTAGGTGTAATTCAGAATTTATATTTTATGGGTACTGTTAATTATTTTCAAGAAGTAAAAAGAAATAGAAAACTATGAATTTTGAACAATTAAAGCAGGAAGTTGAAAATGGTATTGCTGGTAGAAAAATACAGGCCTAACCTATGGGATTCGATAGGTTAAATAGGTATATTGGCATTAGAAAGAAGATGTATTTTCTTGTAGGTGGGCTTACAGGGTCTGGTAAAACCAGTTTTATTGACGATGCTTTTGTTCGCAATCCTGATTGACTGGTATTCTTATGCACAAGGGCCCTAAGCCTCGTTTGAGAGTGATATATCGTTCAATGGAGCGTTCTAAAACCTATAAACTAGCTAAATGGACTTGTAGGAGAATATTTATGGATCACGGTATTATTATTCCTATTTCTAAGCTGTTGGGCTGGGGAAAGGAGAAGACTTACACATGGATGAACATGATTTATTTCTTGCATATGAGGACTATTTTAGTGAGATGAATGAAATACTTACAATTATAGATGGTCCAGAGAACCCTGTTGGTATTAGCCAAAGAGTTAAAAGCCTATGCTTTACAAAATGGTAGAATTGAGCAATTAGATGAATATAACAAAATATATGTTCCTAATAATGAGGATGAAATAACCATTGTTGTTATTGACCATATAGGACTGTTAAGACTTACCAAAGACCAACCTACCAAAAAACAGGCAATTGATAAGATGAGTGATGAACTCAGGTTTGCCAGGGATTCATATGGATATACACCTGTAGTTGTTAGCCAGTTTAATAGAGATATTAGCAATCCAATGAGAATTAAGAATGGAGATGTTGAGCCTCAATTGGAGGACTTTGCAGACGAGTTCACAAACTCAGAATGATGCTGATGTTGTATTAGCTCTATTTGACCCTATGCGCTATAAAGTGGCTGATCCCAAGTGGATATGACCTGAATAAGCTAAAAGATGAACATGGAGCAAAGTATTTCAGAAGCTTAAGGTTGATAAAGAATAGCTTTGGGGAAGATGATTTAAGAATAGGATTGGGATTCTTAGGTCAGGTGGGAATATTTAAAGAGCTCCCCAAAAGAAGAGACATTACAGAGTCTGATTATGAGAATTCTTGTTGTAAACAAAACATTTTTCTTAAATAATAAATAATATGCAAAGTATAGTAAAAACAAAAGAAGTAAAAAATGAATTTCCGAAATTAATGAAAGGCATACAGACTAACATGGTTATATCGTTTAGGAGTTATGAATGTGGAGTAGTTGTAAAATACTGGAAGTTTCAGATATATAAATCAGGGTATAATTCCGATGCAATGGACTATGAGTGCTTTCATTGACTTTGATGGAGAAGTAACTTTAAAAAACAATTAATATGAAACTATTTATTTGGATGGGAGAATATAATTTCTGCCTATCAGTTGCGGAAACAGTTGAACAAGCAAGACAATTACTTAGGGAACAATCTGATAAAAACAAAATAGAAATAGAAAATTTAGAGATTTTATATGAAGAAGCATACGAGAAAGAAAAACACCTACCTTGCTCTGAAAGAAAGGAAATGTCTAAAATTTTCAGATTAAAAGAAAGAGACGATTTATATATATTACCTTACGAAAAGAAGAATCATTTGGTAGTACACAAATACTTATTAAAAAAGAACCTGATTATGTATTAGATGCGTCAAGCCCAATGGCTGCATTATTTTATCACGCAAATGAATAACAATGACAAAAAGAATATCTACAATTAAGACAATCTTCTCCTCTTCATATTGTATATGATAAATATATGGAGAATTATGAAGATACAAAAATGCAAAATAAAAGAATTTGTCCATTTCTGAATTATCATGAATTCATGTCAATGATTGGAACAAGGCTAGATTTAAACACCTTGATAAATAATGTCATAAAGGAATATGATGAGAGATTTGGTGTTACATTTTTATATGACACCACTGGAAAAATATTAAAAGTTTATTAATTATGTCACTAAGGAATGAAAGACAACAAGAATTTGCTGACAAATGGATAAAAAATGGAAAGTTTGGTATTCTCAACCTGTGTCCACGTTTTGGTAAAATCTTCACAACAATTAATATTCTTGAGAAGCTAAAACCAAAAACCATTCTTATTGCCTATCCAGATGTTAAAATCAAAACCTCTTGGGAAGAAGATTTCAAAAAGCGTAAGTGGAAAGGAGGAGAAGTTACATACACCACTCATCTATCATTACACAAACATGTTGATAATCAATATGATATGGTGATTATTGATGAAATACATCTTTTATCAGAAGCTCAAATAGAAGCTGCTAAGAAGCTATTACAGAATAATGATGTTGTATTAGGACTTACAGGTACTCTTTCTAAATGGACAGAAGAAACATTAGCTCAGGAGCTAGATATGTTGGTTATTGCTCACTATCCAATGGAACAAGCTATTGCTGAAGGTGTAATTGTTGATTATGAAATACACATCATCACTGTTCCTCTGGATGACAAACGTAAGAACAATTACAAGGGTAAGATGAGAACGGAGAAAGCTCAATTGATGCTTATGGATGGGTGATTGGTCAGCTTGAAAGAACAGGAAAGTCAACAATGTTCCTAAGATTGGCAAGAATGAGAATCATTCAGAATAGTATAGCTAAAATGGAGAAAACTCGTGAGCTCCTCAAGAGACATAGTGATGAACGTGTGTTAGTATTTTGTGGGCTCACAAGCATAGCAGACAAACTTGGTATTCCTTCCTATCACAGTAAGAAGGAAGAAAAAGATATGTTTGATAAGTTTGTATCAGGAGAAGGAATAAATCAAATGGCTGTTGTAAAGATTGGTAATACAGGAATTACATATAAACCTCTTAACAGAGTGATTATCAATTATTTCGATAGTAATGGTGAAAACCTTGCTCAGAAGATAAACAGGTGTATGGCTATGGAATACAACAATCCTGATAAAAAAGCCATCATTTATATAGTGTGCTCTACAGAAGATGTAGAACATAAATGGCTCAACAAAGCATTAGAGTTCTTTGATAAATCTAAAATTAAATTTGGAAAGTGATTCATATTTTAGTAGATTTGTAAAAAAAAATTATGGCAAGTAAATTAATCGCAGTGGTTGGTGAAACTGGAACTGGTAAGTCCACATCAATCAAACATTTAGACCCAAAAGAAACTTACATTATTAACGTAGCTAAGAAAGAATTACCATTCAAAGGCTCAGAAAAACTGTACAATTCAGAAAGTAAAAACTACAAAGAAGTGGATGATGCAAATGAGATTTCTCGTTTGTTGAAAACTATTTCAGAAAAAGCCCCTCACATTAAAAACATCATTATTGAGGACAGCAATTACATTATGGGATTCAACCTATTAGAAAAAGCTACAGAAGTGGGCTACACAAAGTTCACTATTATGGCTAAAGAAATGGTTGAAATGTTAAGAACAGCTAGGACACTTAGAGATGATTTGAAAGTGTTTTATTTCACCCATCCTGAAATTATAGAAGATGGTGGTGAAATTGTAGGATATAAGATGAAAACAGCTGGTAAAATGATTGATAACCAGTATTAAGTTAGAAGGACTCTTCACAGTTTGCTTATATACATATGTTGAAGAGAAGAAAGATGGTAGTTGTGAAATACAACTTCATCACTAACAGATTTAAGAAGTTTCCTGCAAAGAGTCCAGATGGAATGTTTAGTGAAGTTAAAATTCCTAACAACTTGCAGGAAGTAGTTACCCAAGTGAACAATTTTTATTTATAACAACAAAAATCTAAGAACAATGATTCAAGGAAAAGAAAGAGAACAAAGAAGAACAACAATCAAGACAAAAACGTGTAGGACTATTTGAGGCACAAGTGGTAGCCATCAATCCAACAACAGAAGAGTATTCCTCGTATATTAGGAATAGAGCTTCCACAGGAGAGTAAAGCCGCAGAATATTTAGGAACAAATAGTGACAAAAACACCTATTTAAGAACAGACATTTGGATTAAGGATGTCAAAACAGACGACATCTATAAGGTGACCTTCTTTCTAGAAGACAAGGATAGAGTGAATAAAGATGGTACCAAAAAGCAATACATCAATAATATTGGTACTTGCAGTTGGGCTGCTGAAGAATCTGCTCTTCCTGATTGGTTTAAAGGACGTGAATATCGTGTAGCTAAGGTAGGGGAAGAAGATTTGTATGCATTTCTTCGCTCTGTGGTTAGGTAAATTAGACTATAAAGACGATGCTTCTGTTCTTGAGCTAGATTGGAAAAAGCTGATGAAGGGTAACGCTAGTGAATTAAGAAGTCAAGTGAATGGTGCTTATTGTACTAATTTCCTTGCTCTTGCCACTGTTGTTTCTAAAGAGAAAGATGGTGAAATGAAAGAATATCAGGGTGTTTATGGTGGAGGATTCCTTCCTGTATACACTTTGAAACAGTTTCGTTTAATCAATTATAGTGATGACAAAGTGTTAACAAACCTTCGTAGCAAGAAACTGAAAGACTTAAAGATTCATGAGCGCTTTGTAGTGAATATTACAGGAGAATATGGATGTAAAGATTTCTATATCCTTCGTGATATTAAAGACTATAGTGCAGAAGATAATCTTGTAGCTTCAGATGCTGTGCTATCTACTGATGGTGACGATTATTAATTATTGAACATTTAAACAGGCCCCTGATAGGAAACTATTGGGGGCTTTCTTTTTGGTATGATAGGAGGAAATGTAAAAGAAAAACTGACAATAGATAGTGTTCTCTCAAGGATTTCAGACTATGACATCTTTAGATATTACATGCCTACCAAGAATTGGAAGATAAATCAAGCTACTTATTCTCCATTTAGGAATGAAAAACATCCTTCTTTCATCATAAGTAATAGATATGGCAAGTTGAGATTTCATGACTTTGCTGATTCAACTAAGAGTGGAGACTGTTTTACATTTGTAAAACTTATGTTCTGCATTCCTAAAATGGATGATGTGCTTAAGATGATAGATAGGGATTTTGGCCTTGGTATTAGCTCTTCTGGACCAGATGTAGGTAGATGGAAACAAATAACTAAAGAATATGTACAGCCTGACCCATCTGATAAGAGATATACACTCATACAGGCAAGCACTAGAAAGTTTACAAAACAAGAATTAGACTATTGGGCTGCTTATCATCAGGGAGAACAAGACCTTAAGGAATGTAATGTTTATTCTATTAAGAGTGTGTATTTAAACAAGAAGCTTTTCTATCTTCCTCCAGAGGAACTAAGATTTGGATACTATTATGATGGGCATTGGAAGATATATCGTCCATTTGCAGATAAAAAGAATAAATGGGTGCCTAATAATGTTCCTATTACAGCAATGGATGGTAAGGAAAATATTAAAGAATTGCCAGATAGCTTTCATAAATAAGAGTAAGAAAGACTATATGGTGATGAGAAAGATATTTCCTTGTTGTTGTGCTGTCCAGAATGAGAGTAGTGGATGCTTCTCTGAAGAGAATGTAGAATATCTAAAGGCTAATTCAGACGTACAATTCCTATCATTTGATGCTGATGAGACAGGTGTTAAAAATAGTCAGTTGATAACAAAAACCTATGATTTTCAATACATTAACGTCCCACGTAAGTATTTAAGTGAAGGAATCAAAGACTGGGCTGATTTAGCCAAAGCTCACGGATTAAAAGCTGTTGAGCAATGTTTAAAAGAAAAACACATTTTATGAAATATAAACAAAATTTAAGGATTGATGGAAATAAGGTGTATTCGTATAATACACATGTAGCAACATTAAAGTCTGAAGATAGAGTGATAGTAGTCCATGGATATTGGTCTAAAACAACAACAAAACATATTAATCATGTAGCTGAAGAGTTTAACTACAAAAAAGAGTTTTATGACAATAAATGAATTAATAGACAAGATTAAAAACAATGTCGAATGGTTGGAAACAACTGAAGGAGATGAGGTGGAATGTATATCCATAGAAAACCTTCAATCCATCCTTAGTAAGTATTTAGGAGCTAGTATTAATTTACACGTAGATGAATAAAAACCAATAATATGTATACATCAACAAAATCTCAATTATTAGGAGCAACGCTTCCTACAGAAACTCGCACTTATAAGCCAGTTTCACATCAACAACTTATGGATCTCACCCTGGAGAGCATACATCAAGCAGGGTTTACATTAGACAAAGAAATGTATTCTTCTGCTAATGAAGCACAAATAGCTAATGGTAAATATACAATTAGCAATGTAGCTGATTCAGAAATGCAGCTGCAAATTGGCTGGCAGAACAGCTATGATAAGTCTTTAAGCTTGAAGTTTGCTATTGGTACACGCATTATGATTTGTCAAAATGGTTGTGTATCAGGCGATTATGGAGCTTTTAAAAAGAAACATATGGGTGAAATACAAACTTTCACTCCTCATGCCATTACAGAATATATTAAACAGGCAGGAGATGCATTTAGAAAAATGCAAGAAGAAAGAGAAACAATGAAGCAGATTGATTTAAGTAAAAGAGAAGCTGCTGAACTGGTAGGTAGACTCTATCTAGAGGATGAAACTCATCAGAAGTACACAATTAAACATAATCAAAAGAGAGCTGAAAGCTCCTACACATGATTATGGTGCTTCTGGAAGCTTATGGGAACTGTATCAGTTTACAACATTTGCTATGAAAGAAGTGCACCCTTCATTATGGATGAATAATCACATTGAAGCGCACGGTTTCTTTGTAAATGCTGCTGGTATTTTAGTAACAAGAACACAGGAGGTAGAATCACCCATATCTCCTTTTAAACAATTAGAATTAAATTTTCAAGAAAATGAATTGGTCGAAGTTCTCTAGTTTATTCCATGAAAGCTGGCATCCAAAAATTAGACCATTTATCAGAGAGTGAGAAATGTGATGAGATATATACATTTTTAAAGTAGGAATCTAATAGGGGCAAGAAAATTGCCCCTCTTCTTCTGATGTATTCAGAGCATTTAAAGAAACTTCCTATGATGATTTAAAGGTGGTTATGATAGGAATGTGTCCCTATCACACTACTAAAAATGGAATGTATGTAGCAGATGGCTTACTTATGGGTTGTTCTCATACAGGTGTCATTCAACCTTCTCTAGAGCAATTTTATAATGCTCTGGAGAAAGAACTATATGAAGGGCTCAATCTGAAATATGAGAAATCTCCAGATGTTAGCTATTTGGCTCACCAGGGAGTATTAATGCTTAATGCAGCTCTTACGACAGAATTGAATAAAGCAGGCTCACATATAGAATTATGGAAGCCATTTACAGAATATCTGTTAGAAGAGGTATTATCTGTTACAATGGTGCCTACAATATTCCTTGGGAAGGATGCTGCTAGATACATAAAACATACAAATCCTTTTTCAAAGGTGTTTGTTCTGTCACACCCAGCAAGTGCTTCCTATAAAAATACAGAATGGGACTCTGAAGGAGTGTTTAAACAAGTGAATAAATTATTAAAAGAAAATAATGGATGGGAAATTGAATGGTTATATGAACCAGCCCCATTTTAAAACAAAAATTTATGCAAATTGATGTTTCACAATTAAGGGTGGGAGATGAATTTCTTTATGCTGCAGGGGGTGGATCATTAGCAAGAGCAAAGGTGTTACGACCTCCTATGCAAAGAAAGCAAACACCTAGATATGCAATAGTAGGAAAAACATATTACAAAGCTTTAAAATGTAAGGTTAGTATAAAAGAAACTGTATACACAGCTACTTATTCTAACAGAACCTATACATATAAAAAGAGGGAATATTTCACATCTGATGAGTTTAACAATGAAAAATACATTGATTTAAATGGTAAAACTGTTTGGTTAATTAAAAGAGAAAAACATGAAAATTAGACATGGAGGAGAATTACAGCCAGGAGACTTTATTCTTGTAGCTCATTCACATTTTGTAGAATTTGGATGGTATTTTGGTACAGGAAGAGGTACAATCCAATATATCACTATGGGTAATATTTTATATACATATGATACTTTCAAAAAATGGCAAGCAGGAAAAGCTGATTGGGCAGATGAAAAATTAAAAATGGATTTACAACAAAAGGTTTTTGTTTAAATCATATATTTATGGAGAAGGAGTTCTACCAACAGCATCTCGTGTTGTAAAAATAGATAATCCAGAAAGTGTATTTACAGAACAAAATGATTTAGATAGATATAGACAATCAAAAGAAGCATTATGATTTAACTAAATTTCCAGCAAAATGATACTAGAAAAACAAAAAGAAGCAATTATCCATCAGGAAGGAGAACCAACAGAATCAATAGGAAATGTCCTGAGATTTAGATTCAGCTCAGATATTGATGCAAATGTTGAGTAAGAATTTATATTCAGACCCTATAGGCTCTAACTATTAGAGAGTGTGCTAGTAATGCTCTGGAATAGTCATAGAAGAGCTGGTGTAGACAAACCTATTGTTGTTAGTTTGTACATTACAAAGGATAGTACATATGAATTCTCTGTAGAGGATTTTGGTATTGGTTTAAGATGGCTGATGATGTTAAGAACATTATCAGTAAATATGGTAAGAGCACTAAAAGAGAACAGTGCTACAGAACTAGGTACGGGGATGGGTCAACAAAACTAGGCCCTGCCGACAGAAGTAATTTTGTGAATAAATAACTGGATGAATTCTTTCGTGAAATCTGAAATTAAATTTAGTCACGTTGTATCCTAAACATAACATTCTTATGGGATACAAGTACAGCATCAATGCAAGTTATTTTAAGAACATTAACACAGAATATAAAGCCTATATACTAGGTTTTATTTATGCAGATGGATCAGTTTATCAGCCACCTGGAAACAGACAGCTTAATTTTAGAATAGGAGTTCAAGAAAGAGACTCTTATATTCTAGATCAATTATCTTTGTCTGCTGCAGGAGGACATAAGCACATAGTCAAAAACTCCATCTAGATATAAAAAAAGGCTATCAACCTCAAGTTTGTGTTAACATTAGCTCTAATGAACTGATGTCAAGATTTAGTAAATCTTGGTCTGTGGTATTAGAAAGAGTAAAGAAGGAATGAAATTTCCTAAACTATCTTCTGACATATTCCTCATTTTATTAGAGGATTTCTTGATGGTGATGGTAGTGTAATTCTTAAAAAACAAAGCTATAAGTACAAAAGAAAACTTCATATAATATTCCTAATCCTCATCAGGATAGGTTTAAACTTGTATTAGCATTTTCTTCAACAGATAAAGACTTTCTGTTAGAAGTAGCCAAACATTTACAAAGAGAGAAAAACCTTATATAACTGAAAAGGTTAGAACTATTATGAATTATGTTCTTTGGATAGAAGTTAAATCTGATGTTCAAAGAGCTATTATGTATTTATATGGTGATTGCAATTACTTCCTACAAAGAAAGTATAAACAAAGTATATCTGAATTCAACGAAGCACAATCACCAAAGCGAAGCTACAGATACATCTGTAGAAAACGTTTAGAGATACTACCTGTAGCAGTCGAGTCTGCTTAATAACAGGAAGTAGTATGGAGTAGTGCCCATATGAAGATGCTTCCAGCCGATTAGGGTGATGATATAGTCCGTGCCTTATGAAATAAGGAAAGCCACACTAGGCTTTAAAGCGCCCCTAGCATATACATCTAGTTTCTAGTTCGTTGCTCGTAAAGAATGGAATGGAACGTAAATATATGATGTATGAAGGAGAAGATGTTAATACAATTGACCTCTCTACGCCAAGCTCCTGACAGATCAGCCTAATGGTGTTAAGGTGATCGTTCCTGTTATTTATCATGATAGAAATGATTTCATTAGCAAAATCAAAGAACAATTAGCATATTTTGATAATGCGTGTTCTTTAGTGTAGAATCAATTAAACAATGGATTTCTTCATTATGCGTCATGAATATTTTCAGTTCTCTGAGATTTCTCGTGAGAAATTCCTACACATCTGTCTGGATAATGTCTACTATCCAATAGATTTCAAAAAACTTGGTATAGATAGTATTAATTTACCTGTAGGTTTGAGATTTAGTTTAAGTGATGGTATCTTCCCCACTCCAAATAGGGAAGCTATACGATATACACAAGAAGCTAAAGATGTGATTATCAAGAGGTTAGAACAAGCATCAATTATTTTATTGAGAAATACAATGAAACTGTACAAGATACAGAAGATATACAAGCTGTATATAACTATTTCTCAAGAGATAGAGAATGTTCACTGTTGGTAGTAAAACATTTGATGTTCACCCTTTGAGTAAATTTTCCACTATATACATAAAGCATCCTAAGGTGAAAGGTGTGGAATTGTTAGACTTGCGTAGAATTACAAAAATGTCTAGCTATTTTTTTACAGATTATTCATATAAATATATAATCGGCAAAGGAAGCTTAAGAGGTGTTAAAAGTTCTCATTATCTATCTTTGGATTTAAATAGTGTATTTAATGTTAGAAACAATAGACTCTATGTACAGGAAAAAGGACAGAATATTAGCGGTGTAATGAAAAGCTATTTGAGAAGTTTATGTAAAGATAGATGGGATGAAAGGTACATCATCATGAAACAAAGAAATACCATTGTTCAATAAAGACATGGATTATAATTGTTATTATGGACTTTTGGAATTGGAAAAATTACAAGAAAGAACAATGGAGACAGCTTATTTCAGAGTCTCAACATATTAAGAAATTAATAACAGACAACTGGATATTGAGACTATCTAAATTGGAAATTCCTGATAGTTATATAGCTTCTTTGACATTATCAAAAACAACAACAACATCTCTGTCTTTTGAAAAGTGGTAAAAAGAACATTGCTAGACTGGAAGGCAAATTATTGTTAAGAGAGCTTATGATCTAGAGCGCTGGGTAGATGGTAGAAATTGAAAATGGGTGAGTGAAAGATGGGATGGTAGTAGTATTCACAAAAGAGCTAACTTCATTGTTTATGGAGGTCCTTCTGATGTGGATTTGATGGATAAGTGGTATCTTATTACAAAAAAGAAGGATATAATATTCATCACTCTTAGTGAAAGAGAACTAAAGCTCGTAAGTAAAATAGATTTGCACAATTTAATACCTTTTAGTAAATTTATGGAAGGAAAGAACAAGCCATTTAAAAGAGTTGCTACATATTGTTTGATAGATAAAATGATGGATGATTATCGTTCTGTATTCAACCATTATAAAAATATAAATAAGGTTTCTAGCAAACTTGCTGATGTAATGGATAAGCTATCTTCCTATCGTAGGGATAATAGATTACATATAAATGATGACACACGAGCTATTATTATAGAACATGCAACAAATATAAATATGTTCGATGAGTCTATAGATAGACGATGTTAAATATATACAACTATTTTCTATTTAATAAGTTTCTCATTTTTATTAAATCCTTATGTAGTGCTTATTCGGTCATACGATACAGATATCAGTTCCTATCATGATTGATTTATTTAAATACCATAAACATAGAATCAATTGGGAAAATTACAAAACCATAAAAATCAACGAAGAACTCCCTTTTAGAGGAGACGCTAACAACGGAAACTGTTGAACAATTAATTAACGACTAACACGAAAAAAGAGGAGGAGTTCTAATGCTCCTTCTCTTATTAAAAACATTAAAAAACAAAACAAATGGGAATTTTTAGCTTAAATTGGTTTAAATCCGAAAAACAAAAACAATTAGAACAATTACAACTTGAAGAACAAGCATTAAAAAATACGCTTCTTCGTAAGAAAATCGAAAGTGCTCCTGAAACAACATCTATTCAAACCACAACGTATAAGCCTTATATTAAAATAAAGCTGGTTAACAATGTATTAACTGTGGTGCTTAATGATGGGTCGCTTGTTTCTAAGACAAATGCTACAGAGCAGGATTTTAATGATGCCAGAAATAGCAAAACTGAAGAACAATTGCTTAGAATCATGTCTATTGAAGAAGTGAAAGAGCAGAAAGATAAGATATCCAAAAGAGGCGAAAAAGATAACTATTCTTAAGAAAGGAATAGAAACTCTTAAATCCATGCCAGATTTTATTGTAGAGGATAATGTTGTCTATCTGAAGAGGTATTGCGATGGATCACTTCCACAATTGTTAGTGAAGAGTTTGTTAGAATCATAGAAGATGCCCGCTTTAGTCGCTGGCCATTTTGGGTGGTGCGGCGAAACTTTTTGGTTTTTTTCCTAATCCCTAGAAGTGGCTACTAGGCACGGCTAGGAGCAAGATTAATGTCATGAATATTTCGACAAAATTCCTTGTAAAAAAGCGCTAGTTTTTAAATCAATCCCTGTAATTGCTGTGCCAACAACTACCGAATATGCACCAACTTCTAGGGCTTTTTTTGCTTCTTTTGGAGTCGATATTCCTCCTTCACAGATAACAGGAACTGATAACTTATTAACTAATTCTTCTAGGAAAGAAAACTCGGCGGCTGTAGCCCGCTTTAGTCGCTTCTGTGTAACCGTAAAGAGTTGTACCGACAATATCAGCACCGGCTCCACGGCATAAATAGCACTTTCGATTCGAGTCTATATCTGCCATGACTAATTTACCAGTTTCCTGATGAATACGAGCGATAATTGTGGCTAAATTTTCATCATCCGGACGCTTTCTGGGGTAGCATCCAAGGCAATTATATCGGCACCGCATCGGCAATGGCGAGAGCATCTTGATATTTGGGAGTAATATATACCGAAGAATCGGGATAATTGCGTTCCAGAGTCCAATTATCGGTATATCCGGCAATTGTTGACGGGTAGCTTTCAGATGAGCGGGACTGTCAATTCTTACCCCACAAGCACCCCTATCCACGCAAGCATGAGCCATGGCGGCAATAATTACAGGATAGTGCAGAGATGAATCCACTGGCGCTTGACAGGAGACGATTAAACCCGATTTTAAGGTTTCTTCATGAATTGGGGTGTAGGGTGTGGGGTGTGGGGTGTGGGGTGTGGGGTGTGGGGAGCAACAGAACTGAACGAAGTACATCGCAAAAA